TCAGCAGAAGTTGTTCTTGCTACAGCAGATACACTAGACCTTGTTTTTGCAGGTGACGGTGCTACCTTTACAGCAGGTAAACTTAGAGTTTACGCTCTATTGATGGACGTTTCTGAGCAAGGAAGTACATCAGCTAATGAAGTTGATAGAGACTATCTAGCATAATATAATAAATGGGGAGGCTGGAATAATCTGGCCTCTCCAACTACATAACAGTGAAAGAAATTTAAATGGCAGAAACGTACCTAACTTTAACTAATAAAGTACTTGCAAGATTAAATGAAGTTGAGCTAACCTCTACAACTTTTACTTCTGCTAGGGGTATTCAAACCCAAGTTAAAAATGCTATTAACGAATCTATAAGATACATAAACCAAAGAGAATTTAATTACCCATTTAACCATGCAACAGATTCAGAAACATTAGTTGCAGGTACATTTAAATACAGTATACCAGCCACAGCTAAGTTAGCTGACTATGATACATTTCGTGTTGTCAAAGATTCTGACTTAGGTGTCAGTGGGGGTAAACTAAATAGTATGAACTACAAAGAGTATGTAGAACATCATATTACACACGAAGATGAAATTACAACTACTACTTTAAATGGATCACATTCAAGTAGTGTAGAAACATTGACACTTACATCTACTACAGGATTTGACGCTGCTGGTAGTGCCTTTATAGGTAGTGAGATTATATCTTACACAGCTATAAGTGGTAATGATTTAACAGGTGTTACACGTGGAACACAATCTACTACAGCTGCAGAACACGCAAGTGGTGTACAGGTAGCACAGTTTAGTAATGGTAGTGCGCCTACCCATGTAATACGAACACTAGATAATAATTATATATTATTCCCATGCCCTAATAAAGCATACACAATAAAGTATGACTACTATACTTTTCCTACAGACCTATCTGCACATGGGGATACAACATCAATACCTGACAGATTTGCTCCCGTCATAATAGATGGAGCAACTGCTTTTGTGTATCAGTATCGTGGAGAAACACAGCAGTACGCTATTAACTTTACTAGATATGAACAAGGTATTAAGAATATGCAGACCTTACTTGTTAATAAATTTGACTATTTAAGATCTACATACATAACAAGAAACCATATAGGAAGTCCTACTTCAGCATTTAGGTCTGTTTAAATATGCCTGATCAATCACAAACAAGCCCTGCCGCATTTAACTGTGAGGGAGGTTTAGTTTTAAACAAGTCTACGTTCTTAATGGAACCCGGAGAGGCACTAGAGTTACGTAACTTTGAGCCTGACATTGAAGGTGGTTACAGAAGAATAAATGGTTTTTCTAAATACGTTAGTGCCATAGTACCTATTACGTCTTCTGCATCAGAAAAAATACTAATGGTTGCCTCGTTTGGTGATGTTGTATTAGCTGCTAGGGGTACAAGCATATACAGTGCAACTCCGGGTGGTTCTAGTTGGACATCAAGAGACTCAGGTAGAACAAGTGCAGGTAAGTACAACTTTGAAAGATTTAACTTTGACGGCACAGATAAGATAGTTGTTGTTGACGGTGCTAATGCACCTACAGTATTTAACTCATCATTAGCTGCTACAGATGTAAGTGAAAGTTCTGTTGCTGGTGCTAAGTTTGTTGTTTCATTTAAAGATCATATGTTCTACGCAGGTAAATCAACAACTAAACAAGAAGTTGTGTTTAGTGAGCCTTTTGACGAAGATGCTTTTGTTAGTGGTCAAGGAGCTGGTAGTTTTAAAGTTGATGACACAATTGTAGGACTTAAAGTTTTCCGTGAAGATTTATTTATTTTCTGTGAGACACGCATATTTAAATTAACAGGAACATCTAGTTCTAACTTTGCAGTTACATCAGTTACTCGTAACATTGGTTGTATTAATGGAGATACAATACAAGAATTTGCTGGTGACTTAATTTTCTTAGGACCAGATGGATTACGAACTATTGCTGGTACTGCCAGAATTGGTGACGTTGAACTTGGTACGATTAGTTCTAATGTACAATCTATATTTAATGATAATCTCTCTAGTGCATCAGAATTTGATTCTACTGTAATACCTGACAAAACTCAATATAGAATTTTCTTTACTAAAAGTACTACTGCTGAACCACAAACTAAAGGTGTTATCTGTGTTTTAAAAGGACAACAGTTTGAGTTTTCTGAAATAAGAGGTATAAGACCTGCCTGTACTGATAGCTTCGTTGATGAAGGTAATGTAATTGTTTTACATGGCGCATACTCAGGTGGTTATATATATAGACAAGAGTCAGGTAATACTTTTGATGGGGAAGTTATATTTGGAAGATACAGAAGTCCTGACTTAACATTTGAAGATCCCGGAATACGAAAACATATGCAGAGGGTTATACTTAACTATAAACCTGAAGCAGCAATAGACGCAGATTTATTATTAAGATACGATTATGAAGACCCAGATTCAGCTAGACCTGCAGCCTATCCGTTAGACTCATCTGATGTTGTTGCTATTTACGGTACGTCTACATACGGTGTACCAATTTATACTGGTGCTTCACAACCTCTAGTTAGACAATCAGTTGAGGGTTCAGGGTTTGCGGTTGCATTAAGAGTAGAAGATGATGGGCAGACTGCACCCTATTCACTAAAAGGGTTTCAGCTAGAATATCAATTAGGAGCAAGACGATAAATGGGTGACACATACACAAGACAGTCTACGTATACTGACGGAGATGTTATAACAGCCGCACACACTAATGACGAGTTCAATCAGTTATTAGCGGCATTTGCTGCAAGTTCAGGACACACGCACGATGGTACTGCTGCAGAAGGTGGGCCTATTACTAAGTTACTTGGTAATGGTTTAACTTTTGGTGCAGGTACTGCAGGTACAGATATTACCATTACTTTTGATGGTGAAAGCAATGACGGTGTTCTTAAATGGATGGAGGACGAAGACTACTTTGAGTTCTCTGACGATATACTTGTTGCTTCTACAGAAAAACTACAGTTCCGTGATACAGCCATATACATTAACTCATCTGCTGACGGTCAACTAGATCTCGTAGCTGATACAGAAATACAAATAGCTGCAACAACTATAGATATGAATGGTGCTGCAGACATCTCCGGTAACTTAGCTGTAGGTGGTAACCTTACAGTTGCAGGTAACGCTACAGTAACTGGTACAACAACCTTTAACGGTGGTACGCTTACATTAGGTGACAGTGCATCAGACAATGTAGTCTTTGGTGCTGACGTTGACTCAAACATTATACCTGACGATGATGACACGTATGACTTAGGTAGTTCTACTCAAGAGTGGCGTAACTTATTTATAGATGGTACAGCTAACATTGACTCTCTTGTAGCTGACACAGCAGACATAAATGGTGGTACAGTTGACGGTGCAACGATTGGTGCATCTAGTGCAACTACAGTTAAAGGTACAACAATTACAGCTACTACAGCATTTGTACCCGGCACATCAGATGGTGCTACATTAGGTACAACTTCACTAGAGTTTGGTGATTTATTCTTAGCTGATGGTGGCGTAATTTATTTAGGTGCAGACCAAGATGTCACCTTGACACATGTTGCTGATACAGGTATACTACTGAATAGTACTAGACAGTTACAGTTTGGTGATAGCGGTACTTACATACATCAATCAGCAGACGGTGTACTTGACTTAGTATCTGACACAGAGATTGAGATAAATGCTACAACCATAGATATAAATGGTGCAGTAGATGTTAGTGGTGAGATAGCTGCAGCTTCATTAGACATCTCAGGTAATGTTGACATTGATGGCACAACTAATTTAGATGCTGTAGATATTGATGGTGCAGTACAGCTAGATGCTACACTTACTATAGGTGCTGATGACCAAGGCTACGATGTAATACTTTACGGTGATACAGCATCAGCTAACCTAACTTGGGATACATCAGCAGATGACTTGATCTTTAATGGTGCAGCAGGACTTATTGTTCCTGATGGACAGCTTACTTTAGGTAGTACAGCAGTATCCGCAACTGCAGCAGAGATTAACTTAATTGATGGTGGTACATCAAGAGGTACAACTGCTGTAGCTTCAGGTGACGGTATCCTGATCAATGACGCTGGTACAATGCGTATGACTAACGTAGATACTGTGTCTACATACTTCTCTAGTCACAATGTTGGTGGCGGTAACATCGTTACAACTGGTGCATTAAACTCAGGCTCTATTACATCTGGGTTTGGCACAATAGATACTGGCTCATCAGCTATTACAACAACAGGTGTAATTACTGGTGGTACACTAGAAGCTACAACAGATACGGCTGCAGGTGATAACGCAGCAATAGGTTACACTGCAGCAGAAGGACTTATACTTACAGGTCAAGGCTCAACGAATGACGTAACAATCAAAAATGACGCTGACACTATTGTTATGCGTGTTCCAACTGGTACAGATGACGTAGTCTTTACAGATAATGTTACTATATCAGGTGACTTAACTGTTAGTGGTGATACAACAACTGTTAGCACAACTAACATGGTAGTGTCAGATAACCTAATTGAACTAAACAACGGTGCGTCATCTAACTCTAACGACAGTGGTATTGTTATTGAACGTGGTTCAACAGGTGACAATGCTATCTTTATGTGGGATGAAAGTGCAGATACATTTGTATTAGGTACAACAACAGCTACAGGATCTGCAACAGGAAACATATCAGTCACTGACGGTGCATTGCAAGCTGGGTCTCTTGATATATCAGGAAACATTGATGTAGACGGCACAGCTAATCTTGATGTAGTGGACATTGACGGTGCTGTTGACATGGCTACTACTCTTGCAGTTGCAGGTAACGTAGACTTTAACGGTGACTTAGATGTAGATGGCACTACTAACTTAGATGCAGTAGACATTGATGGCGCAGTTGATATGGCAACTACACTTTCAGTTACAGGTAATTTAACACTAGGCGCACAACTTATTATGCCTGATGTTACATCTACTAAGATACTAGTAGCTGACGGCACTAGCTACCAAGAAGTAGCTGTAAGTGGTGACGTTACAATAGCTAACACAGGGGCTGTAACGATAGCTGCAAATGCAGTAGAAGGCTCTATGTTAAATAACAATACAATATCAGGACAGACTGCTTTAACTTCAGGTCTTGCTACGGATGACGAACTACTAGTAAGTGATGGTGGCACACTTAAACGCATGGATGTAAGTGTGTTAACAACATTAACAGATGATAATGCCACTGCTTTAGCAATTGCATTAGGATAATAGAGGAAAAATAGAATGGCAAATACTTTTAAAGTAGTTAATTTTGCAGCAGAGCCAGCAAGTAGTGGAACTCCTTATGTAGTTTATACTGCAGCTAGTAGTACAACTACGGTTGTTCTGGGGTTAATTTTAGCTAACATACATACGACAGAAGTTACAGCTACTGTGAGACTTGTAAGTGATACAGCAAACAGAGCAGTAACGAACAACACAGCAAATGGTACAAGTATAATTGTAAAAGATGCACCGTTGCCAGTAGGTAGTTCACTAGAACTGATGGCAGGTAACAAAGTTGTACTAGAAGCAACAGATCAGATTACAGTAGATTGTAGTGTAGCTGACAAACTATCTGGTACATTGAGTATAATGGAGATAACATAACATGCCTTATATTGGTCAGGGAGCATCCTCAAGATACGTTACACGGAATCCAGTACAGCAGTTTAATGGTGATGGCAGCACAACAGCCTTTACACTAAACCAAACTGTAACCGCTGACCAAGACATACTCGTATCTGTAGACGGTGTCATACAAGATAACTCAGCATACACAGTTTCAAATGGTACAACATTGACGTTTAGTCCTGCACCCTCAAGTGGTACAGCTAACATCTTTGTGAACTATATGGGTCTAAGTACAGCTACAGTGACACCACCAGCAGCTAACAAAGGTACGTTTAGTGGTGGCAGTATATTTAGAACTAACGTACAGTCTTTAAATACTAGCGTTAGTATATCAGGTACAGAGAACGCCAACTGCACAGGGCCACTTGAAGTTGCATCAGGTGTAACTCTAACAGTCGCATCAGGCGGCAGATTGACGGTGTTATAAAATGAGTACAATTAAAGTAGACACACTACAAACTAGAGCAGGTAGCACAGCAGCAGTTACAGGTGCTGGGTTTGTAGCAACAGATCAGATAAGAGGTAACACAGCAGCTAACTCTGTAACTGT